ATCCGCAAGCGTTCTTTTTAACTTCTTCGATGTATTTAAGACACCCAATAGGCAAATTGAGCTCTTTCTCTGCGAATTGGTTTCCTAGACGGGTGCTATAATAAATTTTACCAGTTTCTTTGTGCTCAAATTTGTGCATTGAAAACCTCCTTAAAATAGTTCTTTTTGGTCTGAATTAGCAAATCTTGATTTAACATCCTTTAAATTCTTAATTGCTTGTTTATAGTAGCTATCTTTCAATTCTATACCTATACCCTTACGCCCCATAGATACAGGGCTATAAACTTCACTACCCACCCCCATAAATGGAGTAAATACAATTTCATTCGGGTTGGAATATAACTCCACTATCCTATCAACAACATCTAACTGTAAAGGGTGTACGTGTTTTTCGTCATCTTCTTCTTTTGATTCTTTGAACTTTAAGACATTATCAATCCTTATGTCATCCCAAACACTCGAAGCGTATCTTTGCCAAATTATATGGCTTAATTTATTTGTTTTGGGGTCTTTGTGGTCTTTATATTTAGATTTCAGTTGTTCAAAAGTGCCATATTTTTCTGACATTTCTGGTAATATAGGAGTTGCCCCAGCATAATGAGTTAAACCGAAAGGATGTGTAACAGGTATTTCATTTATACCGTTTTTCTTAAAAACCAATATGTAATCTGGCATTGCTGTGAAGCATTCGGTCGAATCTTCAACGATTAACTTGTGCATCAAAGACCTAACCATTGTTCTTATTCTCACCTTTAATGGTTCTTTCCATATAGTTATTCTATTTCTATATTTGAACCCATACTTAGAATGTAACTTTATTATTTCATGGGGGAAATCCCATAATAAACCACTACTATTATTTATTACATCCGTACAATGTACGCATGTTATCCTACCAGGTTTAGTAATCCTTGAAATTTCCTTTATTAAATATTCATATTGTTCTAAAAATTGTTCTTTTGTTTCACAATTTGAAAAGTCATTTTCAGAACTGGAATAATTATACAGTCCCGCAAAAGGAGGACTATAAACTGATAAATCTATACTGCTATCTTGTAATGTTGGAGTTAAAAACATAACATCAGTATTATAAAGGGCATAATTTTCATTCAAAAATTGGTCTTTTACCATTTTAACCTCTTAAAAATTCTGGTTTCTGTATCTGTTTATTAAAATTATTTTCCTTAATAGAAAAATCTTTATGTAAATTTGTATTTAATTTGCTAAATAGGCTGTCAGATTTGTTAGCCTTAGCTATCAAAGAGTCTAAAACTCTTTTTTGACCATCGGAATAAACCAAATCACAAGTAACTTTGTTTTTTTGTCCGAACCTCCAAAACCTCCTAATGGCTTGGTAATATTGTTCATAAGAAAAAGTCGGGAAAAAAACAGTATGGTTACAATGTTGCCAATTTAGACCAAAACCAGTCATTTTAGCTTTGGTTATAAGTTTCTTTATGTCCCCATTAGCAAAGGCTAACAAAAGATATTCTTTCTTATCTATATCCATTGAACCCTTTATTTCGTATGCAGAATTATCCAAGCTTTTTATAATTTCACTTTCTTTATTGAAATTGCACCAGTAAACCGAAGTCTCGTGATTAGATGCAATATCAACCGCTTTCTCACATCTAGGCTCAATAGTTAATCTCTGTTCTTCTTTAATTTCTGTTAAACGCCTTGCTACTTGGTTAAATAACTGGATTTGACCGTTCACTGTCATATTTTTTTCATTTTTAACAGAATGGTAATTAGTTACCAATTCAGGTAGCTGATGTTTTTTATCACTAAACCCTAAATCAGATGGTTTTCTCATAGAAACTGACCAACTGGAAACCCATTTAAAAAAATTATTAGTTGCATGAGGTTTTAATGCCCACTTAGTACCAATATTTTGAGGCTTGACAGTATCTTCATTATTAGAAAAAAACATCGTTAACATATCAACATATCCCAAATAACCCAACGCTTCGGAACTCGTCCCAAGCTCTATATAATCATTTGGGGATGGGGTGGCTGTGGATAAAAATCGATACTCACAATTTTTCATAAAAGAAGTTATTGAAGTTTTTGTCTTACCGTCAAAATTTTTGAGTATGCTACTCTCATCTAACAAAACACATACAAAATCACTAGGATTGAAATAATGTAATCTTTCGTAATTAGCTACAGTTATTTTATTTTTTATTTTACCATCCTTGGACTGTGAAATGTCACTAATCCCAATTTTACCAGCCTCTTTTATAAATTGGTGACCAACAGCCAGGGGAGCTAATATTAAAACATTTTTATTTGTATGTCTAATTATATTTTCAGCCTTGACTAATTGGGTGGCTGTTTTACCTAAACCAGTATCAATAAAACTAGCACACCTACCTTTTTTTAATTCCCACTCAACAACATATTTTTGAAAATCAAATAAATAGTCTGGTAGGTAAGTTGCATTAAAACCAAAATTACCAGTTAAATGAGTTTTAGATTTGATAAATTCAATATATTCCATTATCCCTCAATTTTTATATCTAAATTACAATGTTTCGCAAAAGCTTGTTCAAAAATTACAAATAAATCAGTTTTAAATTTAGAATTTAATTCGTGTTCAAAATATATTTTGGTTTCTTCATCTCTGATTTGAGATACAAACCAAGCTTCAAAATTTGCTAGATTGTCCCAACCATCATCACCCTTTTTATGCCACGGTGCTATCATTCTCTACCTCCAATATTAAATTATAATGATCTGCAAAAACTTTCAAAAACTCATAATGATTTATGTTGTCATTTATTAAACAACCCATGATAGTGTCCAAATTAAACTCAAAGAGTAGAGAATCCATTTTTTTTATTTCTTCGTGACAAGTCTCTAAGTGCAACCTAACGCCCCTAACAAAAAAACGCAACAACGGTTCGCTGCCATTAGTTATTTTTAATTCATATTTCATAACTCTTCTCTTTTATAAATTTCATTTTCTATATAATTTATAAATTCTCTGTCTAAGGTTGGCAAAATGTCGTTATGTTCAAACATAACTTTATCCAACACACATTGAGCGTTATAATTTGGGGTTATTTGTGCTCCGTGTGCTTCGTATAACCCTTTCTCTTCTGGTTCGATATAATATGTGACCCAAACATCTATCGTATCATATAGACTATTATTTATTGTTATTTCTTCAAGTGTTATTATTTCTTCATTCATTGTCATTCCTCAAATTCGGCATTTCAAAATTATCATAGACTTTTTTAGATGAAAACCTTTGCATTTCCCATATCTCAGCAACCTTACATTGATTATCAAGTTCAGATTCGTTCAAGCCCGCATCTTTGAGTGACTCCTTGATAACTTCTTCTTCATTTCCGTAAACCACTTTACTATAAATAACAATAAATTTCCCCATCTTTCAACCTCTTTTAATTTCATTACCAATATAAGAACTATATATTATTTGTAAATACCGTTCATAACAAAATAGAACCGTTCATTACAAAGTGAAATATTCTACAATTATTTTTCTAATTTTATTAACGACTTTTGTAACTGTTACAAACTTTTCAAACTTGCCGTTCACGTATAAACCAACTTTACGGAATAAACCACAAGTTAAACGTAAACTTAAAGTTTGTTTATTATCAAATCTAATTGTTATTGTAACTGTTTTGTTCATAATAATTTATAGCTATTTCGTTAAATTTTGTTCGGGTTAATCAGTAGTTACTACGAAAAATTGCTAAAAGTTGTGTTTCTTACCAATTGTCTCGATTTTCTTTAATAATGACATTTCCATTTCCCCGAACCTATAATGGTTCTTTAATATCCAGTCTATTATTTGCGAATAACCTTTTAATTTATCTTCTATTTCCGCAATTTTCGTAGTAACTAATCGCTCGTGCATGTTTTCAGTAGCCCCAACGGAACATGTTTCCACAAACTTTTGCAATACTGCTTTGAAGACTCTTAATTCAGTACTTTTTTCTAAACAATACACTGAAGAGGTCTCTTTTATATCTTTTATTTCATCTTCCAACCACCCAATTTGGCCTGTTATAAATAATCTTAGTTCTTCCATTCTTACCTCACATTTAGCGTTATAAAACGATTGAAAAAATGCACAGCTCCAACACCGTTATACCGCCGCTTCGTAATAAATAAGCGTAGGTCGCTCGCTTTCTTCATATCGGTAAAAGCCCAAAAACTCGCCGCTATGTTTGTTTAAGTATGGTGTTACCCAACTAATAAACTTTTGTATTTCTTGGTCATAATTTTTTAGGTTGCTCCTTATATTCAAAGTTGTCCCCAAAATATCGTGTTTAACTAATTGGCTATGCATTCTCGAATCGAAATACGCACTATCACAAGTGAATAGCATTTCCCATCTTTCACATTTGAAAAATTCGTGTTCCGGCAATTTTGGCGGCTCGTTTTTTTCTTTAAGCATAAATTCCAATATATCCATAACCTCAGTTGGTGTATCGGGCTTAAGCTCGCTGTTAAAATGAAACTCCGTGTACATTCCCATTTTGTTATCTCCTATGGGCGGCGGTATAACAATTCGCTCAATAAGAATGCTTCAATCAGCACCTTACATTTTGCGTGTTAACCGTGCCTGTGTTTATTAATTAAAGAACTTTATTTAACGTGTTAAACTATCCGCATCTTATTAGCTCAGTAGCCGTTATACATATTTTAAGCTGGCTCGTATGTCTGCTCAAATATGTCGGGCTTGCAAGGGTAGCACTCGTCTTGTACGCCCTTTATTATCATATCCCCTATTGTTGCTAAATGTGAGCCTTCAAGAGTAAATATTTTTAACCCGTTATTCTCTACCACTTCCTCAAAATGCTCCCAACTCCAATCCTTTGAAGATTCGTGCCGCCCTGTAAACTCAATTATTTCTTTGAGATTATCCCCTGTCCACTTAATCGCTTCAATTAGTACTGGTTTCTTTCTAAATTTTGGCATTTTCTTATCCTTTTGTTTTAGTTAATATTTCCGCTTAAAAATGTATAACAAGCTTTTCAATACCGAACGATAAAACTGTCGGGTTAAAAGCCACCCCGTTAGGCTTATTTTAAGCTCTAACGCCGTTGTCAAAGTAAAATTCTACTATTCCGTCAACTGTCTCATATTTATCTAAATTCCAATCAAACACTAAAAGGTTTTTTGTTTCGTATGTATCGCCAATATCAAAAGTGGCTTTCAATGCTGGCAATAATCTCGTTAAATATTCAACACTCATATAAAAATCATCTGGATGGTTTAGCACGTTTTCGCCACCAGTCACACCACAAACTATATCTGTAATCCTTTTGTGTAGTAAAACTTTTTCTTGTTCTAGTTTTTGTTTTTTCGTTAATCTTTTTGCTTTTGCCATTTTTTCAATCTCCAAGTTTAATTATTCGTTATTTATTTTCCGCTTAAAAAAGCCTAACTAAGTAATCAAGCTCGAACCTGAGGAACGGTCGGCTTATTACCAACGCCGTTACTTGGAATTTTGGCTTGCTTTTCAAGCTCTATTATCTGCTGTCCTATTGCAGCAACGGCAACCCACTCACTTCTTCCCCAATTTTTAGTATCAGAATCTAAGTTATGTTTAATGTTAAAACACTTGCCGTTCTTGAGTGTTATCGTAAATTGCCGATTGCTACCATTCGATAATTTAATGTCAAGTTCTCCGCCTTGATTAAAATTATATTTGTATTCCTTGAATACATCGCGCTGCTCTAAATAAGCTAAGTTCATCATTTTCTCCCGCCCAAATCCAAGTAACAAACGCATCAGCCCGACAAAAAAAGTCTGGCGATGCTGTTGGATTTGGGCTAATATTTTTAGTTAGTTTATTCATTTATTTAAGTCTCTATTTTGCGGGCTATGCTCAATCCCGTTACTACGAAAATTGCTTACTTTAGTGCATCTTGTATTTTAGCATCTCTTTGAATTAATGCTATTGTCAAATCGTGCCTTTGCTCTTCTGTTAAATTTCTAACTGCATTTACTAGTAGCATATTAACATATTCTACTGTATGACTTGACGCAATTTTCGCTGTTACTATCGGTTCAAAATCAGATTTGCTACCCAACACCTCTAATATCAAGTCCGCCACATCATCAAAAATACTTTCGTGAACAACTTCACCTTCTAAGTGTGTATTGTCCTCTAAAATGTCTATTATTTTTTCTTTGTAAGTCAATTTTTAACTCCTTTTTTAATTTTCCGCAACAGATTAAAAACTGCTCCTTTATAACCTTAGCCCAATATAATAAATAACCACCCCCAATAAAAGACTTTTGGTATATTCGAGTAAATAGTGTAGTGAGCGGTTATAAATTACCGTTTACTACAAATACAACTCGCTTTTACCATTTCTCTTTGAATTACTTTTATAAGTTATTATGTTTATACCGAATAAAAAAATAATAACTGAATTATGGGCGAAAAAAGTACTTTGTCAATATCACGATGATTTTAAGGAAAAATTCAAGGAGTTAGAAAATGAGAGCAAATGAAGTGATAGCGAAGTTTTTCAAGATGTACTACGAAGAAAACTTCTTAATGATTAGGAGACGTTATTGGTCAAATTACCAATTTGAAACAAAAATATGCGATTTCGCTAACAAGGCATATGATATTAAAAAAACCCCTTCGACTTTTAGAAGAGTGAAAGACGACATGTTACGCAATACGAAGTCAAGGGAGGTATTAAACCGAGAAGGATTCGATATTAAAGCTAAGAAGAAAGGCAAATATGTAGAATATAGAATAACTCGTTATCGTGGTAAAAAATACTGGGAGCAAAATGAAGCTAAAAAATAGTTTCACGATATACGATTTACCTAAAGTTTCTCTAAATGAGTTTTATTCGGGTAAACATTGGAGTAAAAGGAAAAAATATAAAGATCAAATAAAGTTTATAGTAAAATCTCAAGTTGATGAAACTATAAATTATGCTTGTGATGTGGAATATGAATTCTTTTTCAAAAACAGACCTTTAGATTGCTCAAATTGTGTCGCCTTATTAAAAATGGTGGAGGATTGCATTTTCCCAAAAGACGATATTAAAATTGTTAAAAGCATAAAGGTTACATCGAGAAAGGCTAAAGAAGATGTTTTGTATATCAAAGTTAAAGAATATTGACCGTTCATTACACTATTTGCTCGAATATACCAAAAAGATTGTTTTAAGTAACTTTTAACAGTAATTTACAATTAAAATTAAATGAGGTAGTAATGAGTAATGAAATACTGGTGTTAAATGCTGAAAAGATATCTAGGGTTACTGGGTATCAACCAGAAGAAATTGCGATAATAAAAAATACTGTGGCAAAAAACACGACGGATAGCGAGTTGGCTTACTTTGTTAATGTTGCTAAATCAACTGGGTTGAACCCATTTAATAAAGAAATTTGGTGCTATAAGGACAATAAAAGCAATTTACTAGTTTTCACTGGGAGGGATGGATTTTTGTCAAAAGCACAAAGCAATCCTAAATTTAACGGTATTAGAAGCTCAGAGGTAAGGGACGATGACGAGTTTATGCTAGATATTGCAAATAATAATATTAAACACATAAAAAACCATAAGTCGAAAAGTAAAATTATAGGTGCTTATGCAATAGCTTTTAGGAAAGATGGTGAGCCAACAATCGAGTGGGCAGATTTTGATACTTATAACAAAACCTACAATGTTTGGAAGGCTAACCCAGCAGAAATGATTAAAAAAGTTGCTGAATCACACGCACTTAAAAAAGGGTTTGGTATATCAGGTGTCCAATCTGAATACGATTATGAAGTTAAAAACGAAGTTGTTACTCCAATTAATACAACATTAAGTGTTTTAGAGCAGAAAAAAGAAGAAATAACAATATTATTAGATAGTTATACTGGTGAAGATAAAGAATATTTAAGAGAGCAATGTGTTGAAGCGACAAAAAATGGTACTTTTGACGAAAAGCTTGCCGATGAAATTCTAAGGAAAATAAAATGATCTATCATTGGGATATAGAGCAGGGTTCGGACGAATGGTTTGAACTTAAAAGAGGCAAGTTGTCAGCTAGTAAGTTCGGTAGGTTGTTTTCAAAGAAGACGACAGATAGATATAAGGGGTTAATAAATAAAATACTATTTGAGCGTGTTTCAAATACAAGTGTTTCTGAATTTGTTAGCCCAGCAATGAGGCGGGGAACGGAGTTAGAGCCCGAAGCACGACAAAAATACATGTCAAAAACCTTTAATTTGGTTAAAGAAATAGGTTTTGTTGAAGTTGACGATCTTGTTGGAGTAAGTCCAGACGGGTTAGTCGGTGCAAATGGTGGTCTAGAGATAAAATGTCTCGAATATAACGCTTTAATGAATTTTGTTAAAACTCAAGCAATACCACCTGACTATTTTTGGCAAATACAAGGTTGCTTATGGGCTTCAGAGCGTGAATGGTGGGATTATTTTGTATATCACCCAGATTATGATCTCGACCCTTTGCGGGTTTATAGAGATGAAGAAAAAATAAAAGAACTTGAAATTGAAATAGAAATAGCAAAAGAAACAATAACCGAGAAATTAAATAAGATTAGTAAATTGAATGAGGCATAGATGGAGTTTAATGTCAAAAAACAAAATAATAAGCTTGTACCTTACGACCAAAATGACTTAGAGGAAATATATAAGCTAAAAGAATCAGAAGTTTATCGAATAACTATAAAAAAAGATCGGAATTATAAATTTCATAAAAAGTTTAACGCTTTGATTCGCATTGGCTACAACAATACTGATTATAAATATATGAAGTATGAGGTTTATAGGGACATAATTATCTGTAGAGCTGGATTTTGTACTATTGTCAACCTTAACGGCGAAGATTATGTTAAAGCTGACAAGATTTCCTTTGACAAGATGAGTCAAGACACTTTTCAAGAACTTTACAATAAGTGTATTACACAAATTGCAATAGATATTGAAGCAGATGAACACACAATTGAGAAAGAATTAGTTGGTTTTTTATAAAATGGAGGTAAAATGAAAGCGTTAAAAGATTGTCAATATGAGATTGAAATATTTGAAATAATTGATTGCTATTGTTTTCGAGCCAAGTCACTAGTTGGGGCTGGTATTGTTAACTATACATGGGGGAGAAAAAATTACAAGTACAAAAAATGTGCGATAAATAACTGGAAGAAATTCGCAAAATTAAACGGCATCACTAAATACAAAATAATTGAAGATTAACCCCTCACGGAGCCCCTTCGGGGGCTTTTATAATTGAATTTTAACTAACAATTTCTTATATTAAAGGTGAAAACACGGGGTTAAATTAAAGATATGAGAACATACACAAAACAAGACTTAATAAACTTCCATAATCTTTTAACTGATTCTGGAGTTGGCTATATTGATGAAACAAATCAAGAAAGAGTATTCGAATATTATAAGGGTTTAACTTCAAACAATGATCCACTAGAAGAATTTTATAAGACTTTCGACATTAAAAATATTATACCTCAAAGAGTGCAATTAAATGGGTGTGTTAAGTGAAGAACATAAAAAACATGGTGACTAACTTAAAAATACCTAAACACAAAATAGCTATACATGGGGTTTATAATGAGCATAAAAACTAAAACTTTGATAGAAGAGGCGAAAACCCTTAATGAGTCCTTCATTGCACTTTTTGAGTCGTTAAAAAAGGAAGTCGAAGACCTAAAAAATAGCTTTTCTTCTGGTTTCGCAGTTGAGAAGGAAGCTAAAAGAGTAATGAAGCACTTATCATTATTAAAATACAGAAACCCGTCTAAACAAAAACAATTCCACAAAAAGAAAAACAAGTTGGGGGGGCGTTTATAATGTTATTCCTAATCCCAACAGAGTAAATTGACTTTCTCAATTATTTTACATATATTATCCAGCAAATGGCTAATAGTAGCCAATTTGATAATAATCGACAGTTGATGATATGGCAAAAAGAGGAAGACCGAAGAAACTTCAACAAATTGACCTTGACCAAGTAGGGAAATTTGCCGCATTAGGTTTAACAGACCAAGAAATAGCTTCATTACTTGGAATATGTAGAGCAACCCTAAGTAATTATAAGAAACAAGAAGCTGAATTTCTAGACATCATAAAAAAAGGTAAGCTTGAAGCTGATACGAAAGTAGTTGATAGTCTTTATAAAAGAGCTACTGAGGGCAAAGACACTACAGCTATGATCTTTTGGTTAAAGAATAGACGTGTTAAGGATTGGAGAGATAAACAAGAAGTTGAAGTCACAGAAGGTGTCAAGATAATCC